CCCAGCAAAGCCGATGAACTTCGCAAAGCGTTTTGGGGCAATTCGGTAAAGCCATGACCAATAAACCATTCATTAACCATATTTTGTACCTTTAATGACGCAAAAATGATGCAAGCATGAGCCAACTAATTCTAAAAATAAAAATATGAACAAAGAACTTTTAAAATCAATATGGACGTTAATCGGAATAGTGATATGGCTATTACTATTTACAAAAACATTCTATGAATGGACACAAGGTAAGCAACCAGATAACTTTACTGTGATGACGATATTGTTAATAGCCATATCACTTGAAAGTAAATTTAATAGCAAAAAGCAGTAATTTTTATTGCTTATAACGTTTTGCGGCTTGTGGTTCGTTAGCGAAGCAAAGCCTTGTGTGGTCGGGCTAATGACCACAAACCGCTGTTATGTGCTGGGCGGTTTATCAGCACTAAATTTAATTTAAAAACGAAATGACAGAAAAAAAAAAGGCACTTGAACTGATTGCTAAATATCAGGCACTTGCAATGTTAAAAGATTTTGGCGGAATGGACTTTGAAATTGCCAGAGGTTGTGCAATTATAGGGTTAGACGAAATGCTTGACCATATAGAAGTACCAAGCCATATTTACCAATGGTTCAAACAAGTGCGTTTTGAATTGGAACGTGTCGAGCAGCCTTGCACATAACGGTTCGGGTATTGCCGAAGGCAGGGATTTGAAAGACAAATGTTTCAACCTTGCACAAATGCCCAATAGAAGTACAAATGATTAATTAACCGAGAATGCCCTGCTTTTGGCAATACCTTGTTAGGTGCAGTGCTTTTCACAAATTTTAAAAAGATGACAATAAGAGAATTAACAAAGCAACTTTTAGATTTCAATCCAGATGCACAGATTAGGGTTAGAAATGGTAACAACCCATCAACTGATTTTGTATTGGCGTGGGGTGAACTTAGTGAAAACGGAATGGACAAAACAAAACAATCGGTTGTTACCATTTTTGTTGAAACTGATGAAGATAATATTGAATCTGAACAGGTGTCTTCATAGCATTGCACCTAACTATCGTATAGGCGAAATAAACGAGATATTATGAGCCAACTAATTTTAAAATTTAACCTTCCCGAAGAAGAAGCCGAGGCTAACTTTGCCCTAAAAGGCGGGGAGTATTTCTTGATACTGCATGACCTTTACCAAAAGCTGAGAGATATTACCAAGTACGGCAATAACCCCTTCAACGGCAGAACAGCAAGCGAGCAAGAGATGATACTTGCCGAGCAGATACGGGAGTACCTTAACGAAAAAGATTTTAAGGATTTATGAGCATGAATTCAAGTTGCCCTACGGGGGGACAAATTGTCCCTATGAATATCGACACCGTTGCCGAGTTTTGGGCTGGCTTCGATTTCGACACCGCCCAGCCGATTGCGTTCATTGATTCCCAAAAGATAAATTGCTTGCGTACCTTTGTGAATGCCCACATTTTGTATTTAAAAGCAAACAAGGGCAAACCGCTTTACCTACCTTACTGGCTGCGGCTTGAAAAATTAACAAAGCATTATGCCGAAAAGCGTTGAACATCAAATACAATTGGCTTGCGTAAAGTACTTCAGGGCTGCGTTTCCCGACCTTTATTGCAACCTTTGGCATACCAATGGCCGAGCGATTGACAAACGAAACGGGGGCGTACTAAAAGGCATGGGCGTAATTGCTGGCGTGCCCGACCTTTTGTTTTTTTACAAAGGCAAGTTACACGGCATTGAACTAAAGACCGCCAAGGGAACGCAAAGCGAAGGGCAAAAAGAATGGCAAAAGATGGCATTGATGCACGGGGGCGAATACCACATTGTGAGAACCGTTGAACAATTCGTACTTTTGATTCAGCAAACAATTCAAAATGGTTAAGAACACGTTTATTGAAATAGTATCGCCGTTCACAATGACCAGCGTTGAACGAATGGGTGCTTTGTATGATTCCCTTGAGTACATAAGGGCAAACAACATTCAGGGCGATTTTGTAGAATGCGGCGTTTGGAAAGGTGGCAACATTTTGGGAATCATGGAATACCTTGCATTTCACAAAATGACCGACCGAAAGGTGTTTTTGTACGATACGTTTCAGGGCATGACACCGCCTGAAGATATTGACAAAGACCTAAACGGCAGAAAGGCAGAAAGCATACTTGAAGACGTTATGTGCATTTCCCTAATTGATGAGGTTCGGGAAACGATAAGCCGTTCAAGTTTTCCATTGGTAAACGTAATTTTTGTTCAGGGCGATGTTTGCGTTACCCTTAATGGTGCAAAGTACATACACGAAAACAACTTAGCACTACTTCGGCTTGATACGGATTGGTATGCGTCAACCAAAAAAGAAATGGAGGTACTTTACCCTAAATTGAACTTTGGCGGAGTTTTGATTGTTGATGACTACGGGCATTGGAAAGGTTCGAAAACTGCGGTTGATGAATACTTTGAAGGGCAAGGCATATCGCCAAAAATTGAACAAATTGACTATACTGGAATCAAAATCATAAAAAATGGTTAAACTTGTAAAAATCGGTTCGGTTAAGGGAAACAGCCGTAACCCAAGATTTATTCGGGATGAGAAATTCAAAAAGCTGGTGGCTTCGCTTGTGGAGTTTCCTGAAATGGCTACTCTTCGCCCTTTAGTGGTCGATGAAAACATGACCGTACTTGGCGGCAATATGCGGCTAAAGGCGATGCAAGAACTGAAATGGAAGGAGGTGCCCGTTGTAGTTGCCGAAGGTTTGACCGATGCCCAAAAAGATGAATTTGTTATCAAAGACAATGTGGGGTTTGGCGATTGGAACTGGGAGCAGTTGGCCAACGAATGGGATGCAGAAGAACTGACAAGGTGGGGGTTGGATATACCGGGCTTTGATGCCGAACTGCCCAACGATGAACCCGAAGAACAAGACGCAAATAGCCTGATAGTCGAGGCCGATATGATAACCTTGGAAGACCTTTTCGATGAACTGAAAAGCCGAGGGTTTAATGTTTCAATGAAGTAAAACTATGGCGAACAATACGAACGCTAAAAAAAAGCTGATGCTTGAAGCCCTTGAAAAATCATTGGGCATCGTTACAACGGCATGCAAGGCGGTAGGTGTTGCAAGGGTAACGCATTACGAATGGGTAAAGCTGGATGAAGAATACAAGGCCAAGGTTGATGAAATCATGGAGGTGCAACTTGACTTTGTCGAAAACAAGCTAATTGACCGCATCAACAAGGGCGACACCGTTGCGATAATTTTCTACCTAAACAGCAAAGGCAAGTCAAGGGGCTATAACAGGCCGCATGAAGAAAAGCGGGACAACGTAAAATGGCCGAGCAACTTTACTTTCAACATCGTGAAAAACGATGAAGAGGTATAACTTAAACCCGAAGCAGCACGAAACATTAACCGCAAGCGAAACCGAACGGCTGTATGCGTATGTCGGTGGCATTCGTTCAGGCAAAACCATAACGGGGGCACATTGGGCACTACACAACATCATTCATCAGCCCGAAATAAAGGGCGGTATTTTCAGCAATACGGTTAGCCAGCTGAACACCGCCACGCTATCCGAATTCATTGGCGTACTTGACGCCTACGGGCTATTCAAGGGCGAACACTATGTTGCCAACAAAGACCCTGAAAGGTACTTCGGTTATAAGTCAAAGTTTGAAAAGCACAACGGGGTTTGGTCATTTATGAACGGGGCACAGGTAATTACGTTCAGCATCGAAACAATGATAAGAGGTATTGAACTTGGTTGGTGTTGGGGTGATGAGGTACAAGATGCGGCGATTGATAGCCTGAACATTGTTATGGGCCGTATGTCAGGGGCCAAGTTCCCCCGAACGCTGTGGACAATGACGCCGCCGATGGACAACCCCGACATCGATGAACTGATATGGGGCGAAAAGCATATAGCACACACCATCGGCACAACGTATGACAATAGTGCGAATTTGCCTGAAGGGTACATTGAGCAACTTGAGAAGACGTACGACAGCCTGACCTTC